CTTCTATTTTTTCTCAGGTAAAAACAGCAACAAAAGATATTATTTTATTTGATGATGGGTCTACACCAATTGATTTAATGGCAGACCTAATCTTTGAAGATATTGGTGGACAAGAGTTAATCAACATTGCAAGACGTGACACTGTTAATGGGCAGAAGATTAGTTATCAACCAATTAAAAATCTTTCATCCATTGAGCAACAGTATAACCCAAACAATATTCTTAGTCTTCAAGAAACTTCAGATAAATATTTTGCCAATTTTCCTATTAAACTTGATGATAAGATTCCTAAGATTGCAGGGGGACCTGAAGGAAAATATGTATACGTAGATACACTGACTGGAAATTTAATAGTAGAGGGTGTAAATCTAGGTATAGATGAGCAAATTGAGATTCAGGTAGCCAGAAGTGGTACAATATATGAAGCAGATTTTAATGAAGGAGCATCTTGATAACTAATACTGGTAAATCTATTCTTGGAAAATACCTTCTGGGCCAGGCTCCAGCCTATGCTTCATATATTGCTATTGGGTGTGGGCCAAAACCACTTGACACTACAGATATTCTTGGTGACTATTCAAATAAAAAAAATCTTGATTTTGAAATGCTAAGAGTCCCAATATCCTCTAGAGGATTTATCAATGAGGGGGGTTCCGACAAAATTGTTTTTACTGCAGAACTTCCAGCAGAAGAACGATATGAGATATCAGAGGTTGGAATTTTTTCTGCAAAGTCAAACCCATCAGCGGGTGCATATGACAGTAAAACAGTATTTTCTTTTTCTAGTTCAGAAAATTGGAATTATCATACATCGTCTTCGGCAACAGCAATTACAACAATATCCTCTGCTTTAGATGAAGAAGATGATAATATTATATCAACTAGCCTTAAAGTCTTTCAAACAAATGCAGACAACTCTATTTTTTATAAAACTTTAAGAGCAAACAGATATGAAAGATGCAGATTTTTAAATAACGTAATACTTATGCGTGGGAATGATGCAACATTGACAGTTAGTGGGGGGCATTTTGTTATTGGCGCAGGTTCTAATCATATACACTATACTCAGCCAAGTGCAAACTTTTCTCAAAATTCTCCAATAGATGAACTTAGGTTGGCATTTTCTGTTATTAGCAAAGATGGAGACTCTTCTCTTGTTCCAGATACAGTTAGAATACTTGTTGACTTTGCATCAACAGATTCTGGATCTGGAGAATATGCTAGATTTGAAGCCGAGATCACAAATGGAACTGGTGTTGGAGAATACGATCTTGAAGAAAATAGATATATTGTAATATCAAAACAACTTCAACAATTATATACAAGTGCTAACTTTACATGGAATGCTGTAACTGTTGCTAAAATTTATGTCAGTATCATTGATAATGGAACTGTGTCAGGTGACTACTATGTTGCACTTGATTCTATTAGGTTAGAAAATGTTGGGACTACAAATGTTCTTTATGGACTTACAGGCTACTCAGTTATTCAAAATCCTACCGCAGAATCAATTATCAAGGCACCTAATACAAGCAACTATATTGAATTTAGATTTTCTATAGGTGTTACATAATGTCTGAAATTATTAAAAAAGCAAAAATCTTAAAAGAATTTTTGCCTCCAGTTGATTCAGAGAGTCTTGGATATGTAGTAAGATATAGAGTTATATCTGAAGATAAAAACAGAACGTCTCATTGGTCTCCAACTTTTGTTACAAACCCTATTTCAGTTGAATCAGTTAGCGGGGCTTTATCCATTACATCCTCTATTATTACAGCAGTATGGGGTGACGAACTAAACAGACCATCATATGACGTATTTGTAAAATTTGATTCGGGATCATTTTTTTACCACGGAACAACTCCAGTTCATACTTATCAATTTTTAAATACTGGAACAACCTCAGTTCATGTTAAGGTACAAATAGCATCTTCAATAAAAGAAGTAAAAGCAGGACTAGTTATCTTTGACTCAGGCTTAGAGTCTTTGGTATAATCAAGTAGGAGGAATATATGGCAAAAGTAGCACTACCCGAAAGAGGGCAACCAATAGATGTGGCATATATCTATGAGTTGACTAAAGCAGTTAATGACCTGTCTGCACAGGTGTCTTCTGCAACCTATAAAACAACAACCGTTGATGCAGGAACTGCAGGGCCACAGAGTGTTAAAACATCAGAGGCCAAGTTTATCGGTGGATATATAGATGTGGCAAATAATAAAACTGTTACCGCTTCTTCGGAAGTTACATTTTCTTTTCCATATAGCGATTTTAAATATGCACCAGTAGTTACCGCAACACCAATTAACAAAGGTGGAACTCCAGCAGGACAGAATGTCACAGTAACACTGACAAGCGTTACAACAACAAAGGTGGATGGAATTGTAAGATTTAATGCTGCTGGCGATCTTACTGTTGGTGTTAACCTTATTGTTATTGGCATACCAAACTAACATTAAGGAAAATAAATTGATTTCTTGCAAAAAATGCAAAGGTAGGATGTTTGTTGACAGACAATACTCTAGTATTGATCATGTTGAAACTTACTGTATTCATTGTGGGTCAAGAAGATTTTTTCATCCACCAAACGAAAGTAAGGAAGGCGCATGGATACTTCTAAACGAAAAATCCAGAGCGAAGCATACAATAACGAACCTGTAATTAAGGGTAAAGTTAAAGTTTGGTTTTTAAATGGGGACTTGATAAAGGTTCATCACTCTTCAAGATCAACAGGATTAGTAACTGTATACAACATAACAAAAGATAGATTAGAATCCTGTATGCTTATTGATTTTAAAAAACAAAGAGAGAGAGCCTACAGTGTATCAGAGACTGCTATTCTTGTCAATAGGCATAGAAAGTATATTCCAAGTTTAATTAAACGAGGAGTTATTCCTCCACCGATTGGTGCTAGTTTAAATGGAGAAAGATCTTGGCAAACAAGAGCGTATTATTCAGAATCGCACGTCAAAGAGATTCGTGCTATACTTGCAAGTATACATATTGGGCAACCAAGAAAAGACAAATTAATAACAAATAACATGACTCCGACAAGCCAAGAATTGACACGGCGTATGGGAGACGGTATACTTACATATACGAAGACAGAAGATGGACGATTTATTCCAGTGTGGAGTGAGTCCATTTAAAATGAAATGGGTGGATAATGGAAAACGATTCAACAAAGGTATCAGTTACTCTGGGCTACACACTTAACCTGGGTAACTTTCAATCACTACGACTTGACCTTGGAGTTGTAGATAGCAAGCGTGATGGTGAAAATACAGATCAGGCTTTTGAGCGTGTCTATAAGTTCGTAGAGGACAAGTTGACAGACAAGATCCGTGAGGCACAAGAAGAGGCTGCCGAAGCATAATGGCTGACCGCAAAGACCGAATGGCTTTGCTCAGTAGATTTAACAAGTTTTATGTTCAAAGATATGAGCAAAAGTCCAACATGAATTTAAATGTGGAACAGTGGGCTGCTGATGCACTCATTGAGTCCTATGGCATTAGTCAATGCTATGATGTTTTAGAATATTATTTTTCTATTGCACAAGATCCTAGTTGGAATTATTTTGCATATAACACAGAAAAAATTATAAATGGTAAAGCAGAAGTAGAGCAAGATAGAATAGACAGAGCAGAGCGCAGACGAATGGCTAAGGAGTGGCTAAGTGAATAATACAGAGGCAAAAGTAATTACCGCAGTATTAGAAGATAAACAAATACACGTACTGCTTCAGGCTAATGTTGAAACTATGCTACGTACACATAACGATATCTGGAATTTTATTCGTTTATATTCTGAAAACAATCAGGCGCTTCCCCCATCAGACCTAGTTAGAGAAAAGTTTCGTGACTTTGAACCAGTTGCTGGAGTTGGATCAACAAAGCATCATTTATCAGAACTTCAAACAGAATATCTTAACGATAGCCTAAAGGATATTCTTCGCAGTGCTGCTGGAGATGTTCAGACTGGTAATGGTACAGAAGCACTGGAGCATCTTATTACCAAGACTTCAGAATTAAAAAAGAATACTGCTGCAATCCGTGACATTGATGCTACCGATCTTGAAGATGCTGTTGCATATTATGAAAGAGTGCAGAAGCAAAATGAACTTGGTGCTATAGGAATTAAAACTGGCTTGCCAGGATTTGATAACTACCTTCCTGCTGGAATTATGCCAGGGCAACTTGGTGTATTCCTTGCTTATCCAGGTATTGGTAAATCTTGGATGGCACTATATTTTGCAGTGCAGGCTTGGAAACAAGGAAAGTCTCCAATGATTATTTCTCTTGAAATGAGTGAGACAGAAGTTCGCAACCGTGTATTTGCAATTATGGGTGAGGGTCTTTGGTCACACCGCAAGTTATCTAATGGTGAAGTAGAAATTGATATGCTCCGTAAGTGGCACGCCAACAAAGTTGCTGGTCGTCCAGAGTTTCATATTATCTCTAATGACTCTGGTGGAGAGGTAACTCCTTCCGTTATTCGTGGAAAGATTGATCAGTATAGACCAGATTTTGTTGTTGTTGATTATCTTCAACTAATGAGTCCTAATCAACGTGCTGATAATGAAACGGTAAAGATGAAGAACCTTTCACGAGAACTTAAACTAATGTCTATTAGTGAAGAAGTTCCTATCATTGCTATCTCATCTGCAACTCCAGATGATGTAAAAGACTTGAGCACACCACCTACACTTGGTCAAACTGCTTGGTCAAGGCAGATATCCTATGATGCTGACTGGTTGCTTGCACTTGGTCGTGGAGTTAACAGCGATGTAATTGAGTGTGTATTCAGAAAGAATCGTAATGGATTTATGGGTGATTTCTTAGTTCAGGTAGACTTTGATAAAGGCTACTATCGTTATAAGGATTTTGAAGATGGCAAATAATCTCTATAGTGAAGAGCAGATCCGCCGTGTACTAAACGGTTCTGGAATTGAGATTGAAGCAGAGTTTGGCAATGACTTTATTATTTATTGTCCCTATCACAACAATAGCAGAACTCCTGCTGGAGAAGTTGCAAAAGATAGTGGGCTGTTCTTTTGCTTTGGTTGTCAAACTACAAAAAACCTAGAAGAATTTATTATGTTTACAACTGGAAGATCTTATTTTGAAACTGCTCGCTATATTAAAAGCAAAGAAACAGAAACAAATATTGAGTCTGTTGTAAACAAGACAATGTACGCAGCACCTGACTTTGTTCAGTATGATGAGGTATTGATTAAGCGCCTTAATAATCAGGCATTAGAGTCTCCAAAGGCAATGAGGTATTACGCTGGAAGATATATTACAGAAGACTCAGTAAAAAAGTTTTCTTTGGGGTACTCAGAAAAACAAGATATGGTGACGATACCTGTTCACTCTCCAGATGGCATGACAATTGGATTTGTTGGTAGGTCTGTTGAGGGCAAAGAGTTCAAGAATACTCCAGGATTACCAAAGAGCAAAATTCTTTTTAACTTGCATAGAGTAAAGACTTCTAGTATTATATATGTAGTGGAGTCATCATTTGATGCTATCCGCTTAGACCAAGTAGGTTTCCCAGCAGTTGCAACGCTGGGCGCTAAC